CGCGCCATCGCCCACAAGATGCAGAAGACGATCTTCCAGGGCAACGCCGAGGCCACGGCGTCCGGTGGCACCGCTGCCGACGAGTACGGCCTCTACGACGCGAACTCGTTCACTGGCCTTCGCCAGATCCTGAACGTGGCCAAGGTGAAGAACGTCGACCCGACGGCGGCGACGCCCGAGGACATGCGCGCCGCACTCGACCGCGCTGCGGAAGAGGTCATGAACCTCGGTGGCTCGGTGAACATCATCTGGACCACGCCGACGAACAAGGTCACCTTCGACCTGCAGCAGGACAAGAACGTCCGGTACATGAACTCGTTCGTGGATGTCGCAGTCGGCGTCCAGACGAACGCGGTCAATACCGTGTTCGGCCCGCTGCCGATTGCCACGGTGCCCGGCGATTCCATCGGTACGTACGCCACGGCGAACACCGACGGGTCGTTCAACGGTGGCGAGAACGTCGCGGACATGTACCTGCTCGACGAGAGCACCATCTCCCTGCCGTACCTCGGCAGCGATGGCCCGACCGTCCTCGACATTCCCATCGGCATCTCCGGCCAGCTGACCCATCTCTACATCGTGTTCGGGATGTGGGGACTCACGGTCAAGGCCATCCCGTTCAGCAACAAGGTCCGCGTCAAGCAGGCTTAGTTAGCTGACCCTGGAGGGGGAAGTGGCCCCCCGTCCCTCCCCCTCCAGCCCCACCTCGCCAGGAGGTGCGCCATCTACCTGACTCCGGACCGGTACCGGCAGGCTGGCTACGGTCTCGAACTCGACGACATTGACGATGCCGAGCTTCGCTCCGTGATTTCGCGGGCGTCCTCGCTCGTCAATTCCTATTGCGCTGCTCCAAACCTGCCGCAGCGGCACGACTTTCGCGGCGGCACGATCACGAACGAGCAGCACCAGTGGCGAATGGGCACCGACTACTACACCGGTACGCGCCGGGTGTACGTCTGGCACAAGCCCGTCAAAGCGATCAGTGCGCTCGACATCCGGATCACGAACAACTACAGCGTCTCGCTGAGCAGCACCGATCTGTTCATCAACAACAGCGAGGGCTACATCGAGGTCACGAGCCTGGCAGCGGTGAGCTTCGGCGTCTATCCGCTCGGCGTGGCCCCGAACCTCGGCCTGTACATCCCGGTCGCAGAAGTCGACTACACGTACGGCTGGACGTTCACCTCGACCAATGAGCCGCTCGACTCGTTCGACGCCAATGCCTACATGTCATCGCACATGAGCTGGCTGTCCGACCCGGTCCCGGTCATCAAGAAGAATGGCGCAGCCCTGGCGACTGGCTACACCATCAACTACGAGGAAGGGACCGTCACCCTCGCCGATGCTCCGCTGGCGACGGACACGTTCACGGCGACGTATTCATACAGCCTCCCCGGTCCCATCCAGGAAGCAACCGGCATCATCGTCACGTCCCAGCTGGGTGAGCGGGCGCTGGCGGGCAAGGGCCTGACCGGGCTCTCGACGCTACGCATCGCGGAGATCCAGATCTCGCGGACGGTGCGCCGGGAAAGTGACAGCCAGGGCATGGTCATCCCCGAGGCGGCGATGCAGCTGCTCGACGCCTACCGCTTCCATTCGGTGGGCTAACGATGAGTGGCTGGTTCACGGCGAACGAGCTGGCCAATCTCCGGTCGCTGGCCGAGATGGGCATGCAGAGCGACGTGACCATCAAGAAGCGGACGCCCATCACGAGCGAATCGGATCCAGCAAATGTCTACGGCGATGACGGTGTCACCCACGTCGAGTCGAATGTCTATTCCGAGGCCAACGTCAAGGGCTGGCTCTACTCCCAGCCCAGCCCCGTCATCACCGTCGTGGGCGGCGTCATGGCCCTCGTCAACACCTACCGGCTCTTCGTTCCGGTTGGCACGAACATCGAATCCGGAGACCACGTCATCATCGGCGGCAACGAGTTCATCGTCAGCGACACGGTCGCCGAGTCCACCTGGCTGCCCCTCCTCAACGTCAGCCTGCGGCGAGCCGAATGAGCACTGTTGCCGAAGTTATGCGGTCGGTGCGCCAGATCGTCGAAGACAAACGAGTGAGCGCAGACCGAGCCCTCGAAGTGTTCTCCCAGGAGGTCGCCCAGCAGGCTCGCAACCTGGCCCCTGTTCGCAAGATGTATTCGAGCAAGCGCAAAGGGGCTCGGCGCCGCAAGGGTTCGAACCCCAGCATCGAATTGGCTGAAGCGTTGTACGCCGGTGCCCAGCGGGCGGGCTACGAAATGCGCCAGGACACTGGGTATGTCGAAGCCGGGTTCCACTGGGAAAACCGCAATGGAGCGCCAGTCAAGGTCCAGGACTACAGGCCGACATATCGAGTCATCAACGAACCGTCAAAGGGCGTGTTCCGAAGGCGCCGCAACCAGGCCAACGTTGACCGCCGCAACAACCCGTCCTCGAAATACCGGGTGCTTGGTAGCGTCTACGAGCGGAAGAAGACGACGCGCATCGTCACGCAAACGGCCAAGCTCAAAAAGGAACGAGGAGCCTCGAATCTTCGAGGAGCAAAACCGAAGGCATCGCGTGACAGACCAACGACCGAAGTAACCACGGAGCGCGTAACGACGTTCAGGCGCCGCAAGGGTATGAACATTGACGTTACGGTAGAAAAAGGTCGTTCCGACGAACTCGAAATCAAGAGCGTCAATAGGGTTGGCAAGGGCATCCTTCGCAACATGAATGCTCGCCAGAAGTACGACGTTCTCCATGGTCGAGGACTTCGCATTGCGCAAGCTGGACGGGCCGGACGAGCCAAGCTTGTCATGGGCGGCACGCTCCGCAACAGCATCGAAGCCAACCGGGTCCGCCAATTCAAGCACACGGTCTCGACCGAGGTGGCCTATGCCAAGTACGTCGAATTCGGGACACGCTACATGGCCGCCCAGCCGTACATGACACCAGCGTTGATGAAGGCCCGCCACACGATGGCGCGGCGTGTCGCATCTCTGATGGAGGGGTAAGCGATGGTGGCTGGCATCGCGCCCATCAAGCAGGCCGTCGTGGCCAAGATGCGTGCGAGCGTGGCCCTCAAGGCTGCAGCCCGAGGCGGAATCCACGAGGGCATCGCTCCGCAGGGGACGGACTATCCGTTTATCCAGTACAGCATCGGCTTTGCTCCCTGGGTCTACACCTGGGACTCCGTCATGGTCGAGGCTCCGCTGGTGGTGTCCGTCTTCCACACCAACAGCGTCGAGGCCCATAACCTCGATGCGCTCGTTCTCGCCGCATTGCAAGAGGCGCCTCTTGCGGTGAGCGGGCAGTCCACCCTCATCTGTCGTCGCGTCGGAGACTTGTCATCGCAGGACGTCGATGAAGAGGGGAAGAAGATTTATCAGGTCGGCGGAGCGTACGAAATCTGGACCGACCAACCCCGATAAGGAGTTCCTGCGATGGCAGCTAACAGCAACCTCAAGCTTCACGGCAAGGACGCCGCCATCTACCTTGGCGGGGCCAAGGGCAGCGGTGGCGTGAAGGTCGCGGCCAAGACGGAGTGGACCCTCCAGCGCAACCGCGATTATGTCGACGCCACCGTTTTTGGTGACGTGAACAAGACATATTTGGCGGGCCTGCCGAACGTCCAGGGTACCTTCGCGGGCATCCTCGACGTCTCCGGTGACCTGCTTCTGTCGGCCGCCACCTCGGCCGCCCAGCAGATCTACCTCTACGCCGACGACGGCACCAACCTCGGCACCGAGCATCTCGTCGCGCACGGCCCGGGCTTCATCGATGCCTCGGTCAACGCGACGAACACCGATGCCATCCGCTACTCCGGCGAGTTCCGGGCGTCCGACGCCTGGGTCATCGACCAGACGTAGTTTCCTCTGGGGGGCCGGGCCTGACCACCGGCCCCCCACACCCCTCATCCTGACGGAGCGGGCGTATGAGTTTCTTCTGGCGCGAGCTGACCGGTAAAGAAGGCCGGGTGACCATTCCTTCCCTCGGTGCCGTCATCGGCATCATGGATAGCTGGAAATTGACGAGGCGTGAAGAGTCCAGTCCGGGTAATCCGGGTCTGCTGACTCTTCGCGCCTCTTTGTCGTATGCGAACAGGCTGCTGTTCGAGCAGCCGCTGGAGAAGTACGTGATCGTCCAGATCACGAAAGACAAGCACTACAGGGTGAAGTCCGAGCGAATGGCGCTCGTTGGCCAGGCCCTTGTGCTCGAGGAGGCTGAACTGTGCCCCGTGGACTGACCCCTGTTCCCGACCCGGAGTCCCCGTTCGAAATCCCGTTCCTGGAAAAGGAAATCGAGATCTCGGGCAAGACATTTCGGTTCCGCGAGCTGTCCGTCGCCGAGAACGACAGCTGCCTGGAGGCAGCGCGCAAGCCGGATGGCGACATCGACGGCCGCATCATGATGCGGCTGATGATGACGAAGTCAGCTGTCGAGCCCGCGCTCAACGCCGACATCATCAGCAAGCTCCCGAGCCGGGTCTATATCAAGCTGGCCGAAACGGTCAACGACATCAACTCCGCCGAGGAGGAGAAAGAGGGCGAGGAGGGAAACGCCTGAAAAACGACGACCTCATGCGGTTCGAGGTCGCTCGTTTGTTCTCGATTCACCCGTCCAGCATCCTGACTCTTCCGCTGACCGAGTACCGAAAGTACGCAGCGTATTACCTGCTCGTGAAGCGGAAGGAGCGGGAGGCCCTCCAGGGGGATGACCCCGAGGTATAGCCCGAAACGAGGGCTGTGGTGACTGACGACTTCCAAAATGTCGGCGGCATTGGCATCACGCTCGGCATCAACGATGAAACCGAAGCAAAACTCCAGGCGCTGGAGCAGCGGCTCGGGAAAATCGCTGATGCGCCGAGAGATGTCTTTGTGCGCTTCCGAGATCTTGGGCTCAAGGACATTGAGAACAAGCTCACGGCGCTCGAGCAGAAGGCATCGCAGATTGGTACGGGCCGCACCGGTAACCAATCTTCGCCCGAAGAGCAGGTCGCAGCTTCGCTCAAGACCACGCTCGACCGCTTCACCTCAGCCCTCACCAATTTCCAGGTCAAGCTCGACCCGAACTCCCTGTCCGCCATCACCACGGCGGTTAGGGATGGCTTCAGCACACAGACAACGACCGACGCCGTTGCCGCGCGGGGCGGGAATCTCGGATTCGGTACGCCGACTGATCCGAAATACCGCCGCAGTGACCCCGTAGCTGACGGTCGACGGGTAGCCAGCGACTCCGTTATCCGCGGATGGAACCGCGATACGTATGCCGCTGCTATCGACAAGAGCAGAGATCGCTCATCGTCTCGGCCACCGCAGGCCGGAAAGGCGACCCCCGCTCAGGCCAAGGGTGGCGAGCTGTCCATCGACGATTTCTACGCTGCCTTCAATCGCATCGCCGCAAATGCCATCAAGAAGCCTCGTGAGCCACGAGTTCAGGAAGTTCTCGAGCTGGTCAAGAAGGCTCCACCGGAAGTCCGCCGTCAGGTTATGGCCCCCGAAGGTCCGTACGAGCGGTACCGGGCTCAGGAAAAGGGCGGATTCAGGGGCGTTGGCTTCGGCTCGCCCCAGCAGCAGGAAGCCCGTGCAGCCAGTTCAGCGCAGACCACAGCTGATGCAAGGATCCCCTGCGATGTGTGCGGCAGACCGATTCTTCCTCGGGGCATGGCCACCCACAAGCGGATGGCTCATAAGCCAGTTGCCGAGCCTACGCCACCGCCTGCTCCGGCCCCTCGCCCTGCCAGGGCTGAGCGCCCAGCTGCTGGGGAAGGCCAGTGGAAGGGTGGCGTCACGCCGCCCGAGGCCCGTGATCCGGAGAAGGACGTTGGCGGCCAGTACCTGCTCCAGTCTGACCC